CCTAGATGACAAAACCGACGAAGCTGCCAGAAACCCTAAGCGAGTGCGAACTGATGCAGGCGAAGTCGAGCAGCATGATCTAAGCAAAATGGTCGAGGTTGATAAATACCTTGCAGCCAAAAAAGGCGCGGCGACAAAATTCAGGGGTCTGCGTTTTAATAAGATCAATCCGCCCGGAGCTAATTGATGGGTTTTATCGACAAGGTTCTCGGTAGGAGGTCCGTGAAGAAAATAAATCCATCTGTGCGCGCACGGATTGACATTGCAGATAGAGGCGACGATTTTCGTCATTGGCAATCTGCCGATTCTTTTTCGATGGATGCCATTCTTAACGCTACCACCAGAAGAACAATTAGAAACCGCGCAAGATACGAACGGCTGAATAATTCGTATCTAGCCGGCATTTCTGAAACAATGGCTTCAGACCTAATCGGTACGGGACCACGGCTACAGGTTACGGGGGCTGATGAATTTGCGAGGCGTATTGAAAAATCATTTTATGAATGGTCTACGCAAATTGATCTAGCTGGAAAGCTTCGGACCATGAGGCAGGCGAAGCTTGTCGATGGCGAGGCATTTGTGGCGCTTGTCACAAATCCAGCTCTGCCGGGGGTGCAGCTTGATCTAAGGCTGATTGAGGCCGATCAGGTTGCTACCCCGTTGCAATTTATAGCAGGCAATAATGAAACTTTGGAAGGTTCGCTCGTTGACGGGTTAGAGTTTGACGCAATCGGAAACGTAATAGCCTTTCACGTTTTGAAATATCATCCGGGTTCAAACTACAAAAGCGCAGAACTTGACTCGGTGCGAATTCCAGCCGATCAAATGGTCCACTGGTTTGAAAGAATTAGGCCAGCACAAAACAGAGGTTTGTCCGAAGTTGCTCCATGCCTGCGGTTATTCGCAGACCTAAGACGATACACTGGTGCGGTGATTGCAGCTGCCGAGACAGCAGCGGATTTTGCTGGGATTATCCATTCAAATTCACCAGCCGCCGAAGTGGATGAGGTTGAGCCATTTTCAGCGATGGAAATTGAAAAGCGCAGCCTAGTCACACTACCAGAGGGCTGGGATATTTCGCAGCTTCGAGCAGAACAACCGACCGCACAATTCGGAGATTTTAGAAAACAGATTATTTCTGAAATTGGTAGAGCCTTACAAATTCCATACGCAATCGCCGCGCTCGACAGCAGTAGCCACAACTATGCCTCTGCACGAATGGACGCGCAGCTTTACAACGTGTCTGTGCGAGTGCAGAGAGAAACAATCGAACATAGGTTGCTGGATCGTTTAGTCAGTCAATGGATGAACGAAGCCAAGTTGATGGGTCAGATCGACGAATCAATAAACGATGACCTCGAATGGTCATGGCAGTGGGATGGTCGCGAACATGTTGACCCAACAAAGGAAGCCAACGCGCTACAGACCAAGCTTGAAACCCACACCACAACGCTCGCAGCGGAATACGCTAGGCAGGGCAAATCGTGGGAGCAAGAACTTCAACAGCGATCAGTAGAAATCAAGATGATGAAAGAGCTTGATTTGTTTCAAGACTTTTCCCCTGAAGTGAATTACGGAGGTGAACTGGGCGAAGATGAAGATAGTCCTGGAGAGGCTGATTAGCCCGAGCCGGTGCGCTTTATTTACGCCGATGGTTTAATTGATTTATGGACTCACTAAAACTCTCAGCTGATGTAAATTTCGTCGAAGCAGCTGGCGAAGACGACGAAAGAAAATATGTACGCTTCTCAATCGAGGCGTATACCGGCAGCACCATTCGGCAGGCATGGTCGCGCGAGCCTGTAGTAATTGACCTCGCCGGCATGGATGTTAAACAAAAACTTCCTATCGTCATGGGTCATGATTACAGCCTCGAATCAATACTCGGCCAAACGGATGCAGTCCGGGTCGAAGGTGGTCGCCTATTTGTTGAAGGTGAAATTTTAGCCAGCGGAGAAATTGCCGAGAAGGTAATCGAATTGGCAAAAGCTGGATATGAATGGCAAGCAAGTGTCGGAGCTGATATCGGCAAAGCCGTTCGGATGTCAGCGGATGACACAAGAGAAATAAATGGGCAGCTCCAAAAAGGGCCAGTCCGAATCGTCACAGCTTCGTCGCTTCGCGAAGTGTCTCTCGTAACTTTAGGCGCTGATGGAGCTACGCGCGTCAACATAGCAGCCGATAATTCGGTACAGGAGGAATCTATGTCGGAAGAAAACACGACCGACTTGCAGGCTGAAGAAACGCCTGTTGTCGCGGAAGTGGTAAAGGCCGAGGCAGTAGTCGCCGAAGCTCCAACTACAGAGCCCGTAGACGAAACGATTGAGTTGAAGGCATCTCTGGAAGAATTCAAAAAGGAAATCGGCACTATGCGGGAACTAATAGAGGCTAGGGACTCACGGGCTCCAGCGGTACACGCTGCCTCGCAAGTCAACACGGACCAAGTACGCGAAGCAGCGCTTTGTTTGCAAGCTGGGCTCCGAGGTGCAGACGCTCACTATTCAGATGAGGTTTTAGAAGCAGCTGAAAAGCAGGTTCGCACGACTTCCATCGGTGAAGTATTGGTCGAAGCAGCTCGATCAAATGGGTATGATGGATCGGGTCGTATGTCTAGCGGTAATGTTGGTCAAGTATTGAAAGCCGCTTTTGCGACTCATTCAATCACCGACATTCTTAGCAACGTAGCTAACAAATTCTTACTCCAGGGATTCAACGCTGTTGAATCAACTTGGGGCGATTTGTCAGCGGTACGATCTGTTTCCGATTTCAAATCTGTTTCAATGTTCAGACTGAATGGAGATTTCAAATTCTCCAAAATTGGAAATGGTGGAACGCTCAAGGTTGCCGAAGCATCTGACGAGAAAAGATCGGTCAATGCTGATACTTATGGTGTCGTTACAAACATTAGTCGGACTGACCTCATAAACGATGATCTCAATGCACTGTCAGCAGTGAATTCAAAGATCGGTCGCGGTGCAGCCTTGTCGATGAACGATGTTATTTGGAGCGAGTTTGCAAATGGCAACGCTTCATTCTATTCAGGGGCATCTGCTGGAGCTGGTAACGCCTTGAGCCTTGATTCGCTCAAAGAAGCCACTACAGCATTCCGCAAGCTGACAGATCCGGATGGCAACCCGCTTGGCATTGCTCCAAGTCAGTTGATCGTACCACCGGACCTCGAGCTTGCAGCTGCCGAGCTGATGAGTTCAAGCCTGTTGATTACTGGAAAAAACGAAACTCGCACAAATGTAAACGTCCTTTCAGGTCGTTACGGTGTCACAGTTTCGCAGTACCTCTCTAGTGCTTCGACTTGGTGGCTTGCTGCTAACCCAGCAGACCTAAATGCTCTTGATGTTGTATTCCTGAACGGGCAGCAAAGCCCAACCATCGAGCAGGTGGACATGGATTACAACGTCCTCGGTATTGCCCTGCGTGGTTACTTTGATTTTGGTGTAAGCAAGGCCGAGCCTAATGCTTGCTACAGAATGGCGACATCCTAGTTTAATCGCCGGCTAGAGCCTCCGGGCTCTGGCTGGCATTTGTTCCACACTTTTAATTTTAGATCAAGGAAAGATAGAAAATGGCAAAGTACAAAAGTGCCGGCACGACTTTGGATTACACGCCAAGTAGTGCGGCTTCAGCTGGAGACGTTGTAGTGCTGGGAGATTTAGTAGCTGTTGTCACTCACGACATTGCTGCAAATGCTCTCGGTGCAGTTTCGCATGGTGGTGTCTATGAGTTGCCAAAAGGCAGCGACACAATCGCTCAGGGCGATGCAGTTTATTGGGACGGTAGCGAGGTTACAACAACTTCGACATCAAACGCTTTTGCAGGACACGCAGCTGCCGCAGCTGCCTCTGGCGTAGGCGTAGTCGAGGTTTTGCTAAACGTGTAACCCTCGTTTGAGTTTGGTATGAGGCCAGCGGTGCGAGGGGTTGCATCGCTGGTCTTTTTTCTTGGAGGTGCTTGATGGCAGATATGTTAAGAACCGGCGCAGCGTATCTAGCAAACGTACTAAAAGAAAGCGCTTCGACTTCTGTTATTTACAAACGCAACACGCAAACCCAAACAGTCCAGGCGACCATTGGCAAAAGTGTTTTTGAGTCGGCGGACACAAGTGGCGTAACGGAAATTTGGGAATCACGGGATTATTTAATCACGCTCTCAGACCTTCCTTTTGGCGAGCCTGTTCGCGGCGATGTCATCACCGAAACGGTGGCAGGACAGTCGCAAAATTATGAAGTGTGTTCTCCCCAAGGTATCCCCGTTTTTTCTCACGGCGATGCTTTTGCTGAAATTGTTCGTGTTCATACAAAGAGGGTCTAAGAGATGCCATTCTTCAGCGGTGGTGGTGGTTCAAGTGGCAGCGGTTCTGGCAGCGGTGGATCGCTTCCAGCTTTATCGGGCAACGGCTCGCCGAGTAATAGCGTTGGCGTAGACGGTCAAATTTTTATCGACAAGCAAAACCAAGTTTTGTATGGGCCGAAAACCGGAGGCAGCTGGGGAACTGGTATTCCCATAGGTGCAACTGACTGGGCGAGTGTCGCAAATATTCCGACTGAGTTTCCTCCATCAGCCCACAATCACGAGATTTCTGAAGTAACCAATCTGCAAACAGAGATAACTACGCTCACAGATGCAATCGCAACAAAGCAAGATTTAGGCAACTACTCGGTTGACGGACACACACACATAATTGCAGATGTTACAGATCTGCAAACTGCGCTCGACGGAAAACAAAACTCAGGATCGTTTTCCTTAGAAACACATTTGCATGAAATGGTCGACGTTGTCGGCCTTGAGTTAGCGCTGGCAGATAAAGCCTCTCAGACTTATGTTACGGATGAAATATCATCTCTAATCGGCGGCGCTCCTGCTGCCTTAAACACATTGAATGAACTGGCTCAAGCGCTTGGTGATTCGGGGAGCTTTTCAACTACCGTAACCAACGAGCTTGCTAACAAGTCAAACCTCGGGCATACGCACAGCATTTCAGAAGTAAATAATTTACAGTCCGCGCTTGACGGAAAACAAGTCGCCGGAAGCTATGCGCCACTTGTTCACCAACATACATCGTCAGAAATCACAGGTCTCACTACTGCGCTAAATGCGAAATCAAATGTCGGTCATGGACATGCAATTTCTGATGTCACCAGTCTGCAAAACGAGCTGAACAGCAAAGCGGGGACAAGCCATACCCACGTAATTGGTGATGTTACAAATCTACAATCATCGCTCGATGGTAAATCAAACACAAGTCACATCCACACGATTGCAGAAGTGACTAACCTGCAAACAACTCTGGAC